GTGGGGTTCGTCCCCACGCTTGGTTTATCTTTAAGGAAAAAGATGATTTACGGATTAGTCGTAGCCAGAAACGAAGAAGATAGGTATTTAGAAAAATTCCTACAAAGATTATCTACACAGGTAGATAAGATAATATTTACAGATGATTGCTCAACTGACAATACTGTAGAAATAGCCAAGAAGTATGCAGAGGTATACTCTACTTCTGAGAATATGTTCATAAAGCACGAGGGCGCTCTTAGAGCAGAAGCTTGGGCTAATCTTGGTAAGCACGCAAAGCCAGGTGACTGGGTTGTGGCAATAGATGCAGACGAGATGCTGTATACAATGGATAATGAGTCCATAAAAGACACACTAGATAAGTCTCCATTCGATGTAGTCAATGTTAGAAGATGCGAAATGTGGGATGAAAATTGTTACAGAGTAGACAAGATGTGGGCCCCACATAACACTACTAGAATTTTTAGGTATGCAACTAATGGAGTCTATAAAGATAAAAGATTAGCTTGCGGATCTGAACCAACCTACGTAGATGAATGGGTAAGACGTGGTAATTTTTGGTACGAGAACCCATTCGTAATGCAGCACTTAGGTTATGCAAGACTAGAAGATAGAGTATCAAAGCACGAGCGTTACATGACCCTTGATAAGGGTGAGTTTCATAACATAATACACTTACAATCAATATTGGATAATAACCCAACTTTAATTAATTGGGGTATTTTTGGAAACAAAGAGGTAAACCTAAAATGACAATCATAAATAGCAAAGAAACAATAAAAGAATTGACTTATAAAATGTCAAGAAAAGAGCGCTTTGCTTTTGTTAACTTTTCTAGATCAGCACTGCTTGCTGCAACCGGAAAGATACCATCAGAAAAAAGACCTCCTAAGCCTTTTGTAAAGTCGATAGTCAATGCTTTAGAAGTAAAGAACAGCAACTATATGAAAGCTATCCCTACTCATATGATTGGCCAAGGGTCTGGTTTTTCCGTGAGCGAGATCAAGAGTCTTGATAACGAAAAGATATATGATGCAGGGATGTTAGAATATTATTATGTTTCTAAAAAAGATATTTTTGATTCATTTGTTGAGCATTACATTAAATATAGTTCAACACTAGTAGTTTCTTTTCATGAGAAAAAGACTATACAAAAAGTCATAGGATCACCTAAGCATTACTTGCAGGTTCCATACAATGACTTTTATGATAAGCTAGACTCAATTTATGAATCTATAATAGCTCATGAAAATATAGACTACTGCATTCTCGACTGCCCAGTTCTAGCGTCCGCGTTAGCTCCTAAAATTTGGGAAAATTCAAACATGTCTATATTAGACTTTGGAAAAGTATTTACCATAGCTAGCAAGTAGTCCTTATGCGAAGAGGTTCAAGTCCGCATAAAGACAACGATGATACCGAATACATGGTAGACTTGCTTATGGAAACGTCTATGTCCTTGACTGAAATAGCCAAGGAATTAGGTTGGACAATCAACGCTTTAAATAAGAAGATCAATCAGTTAGGGCTTAACTGGGTAAAAACTAGACACAAAAAAATGTCTAGAGGTCAGGCAGCCTTGACTGATATAATGCAAAAGCTATTGCCTAATGAATCCATAGTGAGCGAACACCATATTGGCGATAGGTTGAAGCTTGATATATACTGCCCTAAGTATAAGATAGCTGCAGAGTATCATGGCCGTCAGCACTTTTATTATACTGGAAGATTCTTTAATTCAAAAGAAGATTTTGAAGAAGCTGTTCAGAGAGACGAAAAAAAAGCAAGACTTTGTCAAGAACAGGGTATAGCTCTTTTAGTTTTTAGGTATAATGACAAGCTCACAGAAGAAGCGGTATTCTCTAGAATACTTGAAGCAATAAAAAACTATGTTCCGTCAGAAGAAAAGGTTAATAAATATAGCAAGAATAAGATATCTGAAAGTAGCTTCTATCAAGACGCAAAAAAAAGATATAATACTATCCAAAGAAAAAGATATAAAGAGCTAAAGGAAAAAAATGGCAACAGAAGAAAACAATAACAATTATCCGATTGAATATCAGATATTTGCGCTATGCCTAAGACACCCTGGTTCAATAAACTTTTTTCATGAGAACTTAAAGGCAGAGATAGTAGGAATAAACCATGGAGAAAATGGTGTCTTCGAATTCTATAACGCAATCCTGGCTTTCCATAAAGCAACTCAGCTAGATATAGTAGATCCAATAGCTTTTAGATCTTGGCTACAAACAGAGACTGAAATATATGAAGCTTTAGGTGGGCATGTAGGCACCCAGGCTATGTTTGACATATTAATGAACATAGACTTGTCGAGTGCAGAGTCAATACTAAAAGTCATAGAGCACAAGGCTAATAAAAGAAAACAGATAGACTATCTACAAGAGCTACAGATTTTAATCACACAAAAATCAAGCAAATCAGATGAAGACATAGAAAGAATATCTGTTTTAACTAACAAGATTAGAGAATTAGAAAATGAGATTAACTATAATCCATTAGAGAATGTTACTACAGCAAGTGATATAGCTGGTAGAGCAGAAGAGCTGTTGGTAATACCAAATTTTTTACCAACTCAATTCAAGTCACTTAATAGAGCGATGGGCTATACAGATGAGGGAGGCTTCTTTAAGGGGGCCGTGCACGCTATCATAGCCCCTTCTGGCAAGGGCAAAAGCACGTTTGCTAAGTGCCTAGTAAACCATTGGGTTGAGGTTGGTTATTCAGCGTTGTTCATTAACTTCGAAGAAGCGATATCCCACTGGGAGAGAGTTCTGATGACCCAAATTATAGGACAAAATGTTTATTCCGAAGCAGGTAAGTGGTCTCAGCAAGAAAAAGATAAGCACCTAAAAACATTTAAAGACAAGATGGAGCAGTGGGGGGACCGATTCATGGTGAGACATGATCCGGAAACTCCATACTTTGAGGACCTAGAGAGATGGCTTAGAGACATTATGGGGCACAATGCTAAGCTGCCAGACGTAATTGTAATTGATACCATACAATCGATGTTCACCCGAGGCGGAAAAGGTAAGCCAAGATGGGGCGAATTTGAAGAGATGATGGTTCGCCTAGAGAAGTTGGCTAGAGACATGAACTGTGCTTTTATAATAACGGCACAAGAAAACTCGAATAGAATGAAAGAAAAGAGAGAAGTAGTCCAGCAATCTGACACTGGTGGGTCTCTTGCTATCCAACAAAAGTGTGCGGTGACTATCTTTATAACAGATAAAAAGCTAGCTTCGGGCGACGAGTCAGAAGAGGATTATGTAATGCAATTACAGATACCAAAAAACAGAATAACTGGGTCTACATTCGTATACGACCCACCTCTAGTAAGATATAATGATACTACCAAGTCTTATGAGGACTACGAAGTTGTAACCAACGATACATATTCTACTTCATCTTTGTTAGATGATTTATTAAGTGGAGACTTTTCTTAATGATAAAAATAACGCCTAAGGCGATTAAAGATTTTCAAACATGCGGCCTGCTTTTTGACTACAGATATAATCAAAAGCTTCCAGAAACTATACTTAGTAGGAATGTTGTAACTGAAAGATTTGAGAATACATTAAAGAATGTAATAAATTTCTTTTTGTATAAAAGACAAAGCGGTCAAACTCCTTCATACGCTGCCGTATTAAACAGATGGGAAAAGCTTTGGTTCCCTAAGGATACTTCGGCACAAGATATAATAAATGACAAGCACGAGAGTGCTTACGGTAATATGGCAAGCCTTACATCCAAGGCTGCTGGCGTTTTGCTTTCATTTTATAACTATTTTTCGGACCCAGAGCTGGTACCGATAGGCATATCGGAGGACTACAATCTTCCAATAGGGCAAGTGTTAATAACCGATAGCTTTGATATTATTTATATAAAAAATGGCTACACCAATGTTGTCAAATGGGTATTCAACTACAAGGACAGCCATGAGCATTTGTATAATGTTGATTTTGTGTCGATGCAATATGCATACACAAAGAATAGGGGTAGCAAAAACAAGAATGTTAGATATGGTTACTTCGATATCATGTCCTCAAATCCAAAGGTTGAATACGTTGATTTTGTACAGGAAGATGTTGACTCATTAAACTTTTGGGTAGATGAGCTAAGCGCGTGCAGTAACTTCGTACCAAGAAGAGGTCTAACTTACTACTGCAAACGATGCCCGTTTGATGGCCCGTGCTCTAAATGGTCTAATTGGAAAAAAGATAAGGAAAACAAAGATGGCAAAAAATAAAGACGACAACTTGTTAGATTCATTCTTAAAGGATGAAAAAATAGTTTCGATGATAGAAGAAGAAGACATTATACTCGCGCCTCTTTTAAAGGAAATTTCCTTTATATCTAGCGAGGGCTTAAGATCTTTTGTAAGATCAATCTTAGTAAGAGCAGATTCTTTTTGGAAAATACCATCATCCTTCTCCGGCAAGTATCATCCACCAGATGAGCATGGTGAGGGCGGTAACGCTCTCCATACAAAAAGAGTGGTTAGAGCAGCCAAGATGCTCTGCCAATCTCATAGCATGAGTGAAGAAGAATCTGATTTGATTTTTGCAGCATGCTTACTGCATGATGTTACAAAAGGAAAGATAGATAAAGATGGTTGGTTCTCTTATGACAAGATGCATCCTTACACCGTTGGCGATTTTGTCAAATACTGCCAAGAGGATGATAAAAAGTTTGCCAGTGACATTCATTCATCTACGCTATACGTAAATGAAGACGATGTTCAAACAATACTAAGACTCGTAAGATGTCACCTTGGTCCATGGTCTCCTATACCAGAAACCGTACCAATAACTTACCTAGATCAAATAGTGCACGTAGCAGATAACATAGCTTCAAAGATCCATTACATATTGGATGGCGATGATATCATAGAGAGTAGATGGAAAGATCATGGAACCACTACTTAACAGAATAAATAAAAGAAACTTTCTAGTATCAAATTTAGAAAGCTACATCCAAGAATCTGTTTACTATAGAAGTTATTCGTTTGAACTTAACAACAAAAATAATAAAACAATAATTTATAACTTCGTAAACAATTCTGGTAAAGGCAAAATACAGTGAGACCAACTACTGATGAGAAAAAGTTTTTAAAAGACTGGAAATTTGTTGAGGTAGCTAGATACGTTGATTCTTTATCTAAGGTTATCAGAGAAAAAAATGGCGACAATCCATTAGTGATACCTTTTGACCAGGTTGAAAAGTATTCAGACAAACACAACAATGTTGGCGTTTATACTTCCGTTTGGCTTTATAATAATGAAGACATAAACAAGGCAACTAGATATTCTAATCTGTATTTTGATTTAGATAACTCAGATATAGCTATAGCTTATGGCGAAACCGTAAAGCTAGTAAGCATATTAAAGAATAAAATTCCAACAGATGCCATAAAGATATACTTTACTGGCAAAAAGGGTTTTCATATAGAATGCGAAGGCTCAGCCTTAGGTATAACTCCGTCTAATGACCTACATGTTTTGTTTAGGTTCATTGCTTCAGACATAAGATCATCGTATGACATAACAAGCTTAGACTTAAGTGTATATGATGCCAGAAGAATGTGGAGATTGCCTGGCACTAAGCATCAAAGTACTGGTTTATATAAAACCTTGTTGACTATGGATGAGTTTGATAGTGGTTTAGAGGCTATCTTTTTGATTAGCAGAAACTTTAGATCTAGTGAGTACCAAGATATAGATTTTGATTATAAGTCAAACGAATGGTATAGAGAATATTCATATAAAATGGAAGCAGATAAAGAAAGAAGTAAAGATTATCTTTCTTACTTTAACAAGCATGGGTCTAAAGGCTTAAAGCAAGTAGATGATTCACCAAAAGTATTTTCTCCTCATGTTCTATTTAAAAACTGCCCAGCAATAAAGAGAATATATCAAGAAGCTAAAGAAAAACATGACATAGACCATGAGTCTAGATTATTCCTCTGTTCGATTCTAACTTATACTGATGATTCTATCGAGCTTTTACATGAGATACTAAGTAACTGTAGTGATTATAACGTACAAAAATCTACGTCCCATATAAATGATTGGATAAGAAGAAGAGAGATTGGGATAGGCGGTAGACCATATACCTGTGAAAGAGCAAATTCAGTAGGAGTTGGGTGTGGAGATTGCCAGTTAGAAGGAAGAAAGAAATGGGTTAAGGTTGGAGAAAAATTTGTAGAAACAAATATAAAATCTTCCCCCTCACCAATAAGGTTCGCATACAGATCAACTAAAAAGGACAAAAAAAATGAATAATATAAATAATCCAGATGATGTTATAGGCGTATGTTCTGAGTGTAATTCAGATCAACCTATGAGCTATATGGAAAGAAGCCCATTTGCTCAGGCTGGACAGCCAGTGCCATGCAAGTTCTGTGGAGGAATAGTTTTAATTACTTACAGAGAAACCAGAAACAATACATTAGATAGCAGCAATAAAGGCAGAGGCATAAACTAATTAATGAAGAATTGGACAAACCTACATAACCACACCGTGTTCTCCATGCTAGATGGGCATGGAGACGTAGAACAATACCTAACTAGAGCCAAGGACCTTGGTATGTTGGGATTAGCTACGACCGATCACGGCAATATACACTCGTGGTTAGACTTCTATGATGCTGGGATGGCATGTGGCGTAAAGCCAATTCTTGGTTCTGAAATGTACCAAGCTAGAAAAAGTAGGTTTGATCGAGACGAAGAGGAAAGATCCGGCCCATCAAAAAATGAATGGGAACAAAGAGGTCCTTACCATATAACTATATTGGCAAAGAATAATGTTGGCTATCATAACATAATCAAGATGTCGTCTAAAGCCTTTACGGAAGGATACTATGTAAAGCCAAGAGTGGACCATGATTTAATATCACAACACTCTGAAGGAATAATAGTTCTATCTGGTTGTCTCAACGGAGAAGTTTCGCAGGCTCTTTTAAGAAAAGATTATAAAACAGCCTTGAACCACGCAGCTAAGATGCAGCAGATTGTGGGCAAAGAAAACTATTTTATCGAAATTCAAAACCATGGCATAGCAGAGCAGCTTGCGATCATACCAGATTTGATTAAGGTAGCTAATCATATAGGCGCAAAGATTATCCCATCTGGTGACTGTCACTACGTTCATCAACGTGACGCGCATGCTCACGACATAATGTTATGTGTTGCCACTAACTCAAACATACATACCCCAGATAGATTTTCTTTTTCTGGTGATCATTTTTATCTACAATCTTATGATGAAATGGCTTCTGTATTTTCTGAAGACCAACTAAAAAATACTATGCATGTCTATGACATGATAGACCTTAAGTTAGATTTTGGTGATATACATTTTCCTAATTTTCCAATACCCACAAAAGAAAGCTCTACAGAATACTTTGAAAGATTAGCATGGGATGGCCTAAGAGAAAAGTATGGACAAAACTTACCACAAAATATCATTGATAGAGCACAGCATGAAATAAGAGTAGTAAAAGAAATGGGTTTCCCAGAATACTTTTTGGTTGTTTCCGACCTTGTGCGCTGGGCTAAGTCTAATGATATAACGGTTGGCTGGGGAAGAGGTTCAGCAGCGGGAAGTATTCTCTCCTATGCTTTTGGTATAACTAACTTAGACCCGATTAAGTTTGGTCTATTGTTTGAAAGATTCCTTGTAGAGGGAAGAAAGTCAATGCCCGACATTGACTTGGACTTTGACGATAGACACAGAGACAAAGTTATCGAGTATGCAAGACAAAAATATGGTGAAGATAAAGTAGCCCATATTTGCACATTCAATAGAACAGGTGCAAAGCAATCCATTAGAGATGCAGCTAGAGCTCTTGGTCTTGACTATGCAAGCGGAGACAGAATAGCAAAGCTAGTACCTCCGCCGGTGTTGGGTGTTTCAAAAAACTTGAACGACTGTATGCAGGTTACCGAATTTAGCGCAGCTTATAGCACAGAAGAAAATAGCAAGCTGATTATAGACACGGCATTTGGTTTAGAGGGCGTGGTCCGACAGACTGGCATCCACGCTGCAGGTATTGTTATATCCAAAGAGCCATTAATAGAGTATCTTCCAGTTATGAAAAAGGGAGCTGACAACCCATTAGTTACGCAGTGGGACATGGGCAGAGTAGAACAATGTGGGCTATTAAAAATAGACTTTCTTGGTTTAAGAAACCTTGGCGTTATAGATCAGTGCATAAAAACTGTAGAGAAAAGAACAGGTCAAAAGATAATACTTGATGACCTACCTTTAGACGATGAGAATACCTATAAGGAACTGTGCAAAGGTAACGCTATGGGTGTTTTTCAGTTAGAGTCTGCAGGTATGCGCGAGCTGATGATACAAATGCAGCCAAGATCAATCCAAGACATTATGGCTTTGATATCACTTTATAGACCAGGCCCAATGGGATCCGGTATGGATAAGCTTTACATAGATAGAAAAAATGGTAAGGCAAAGATATCTTATGTACATGAAAAGATGGAGGATGCATTAGGTTCCTCTTTAGGCATCATGCTTTATCAGGAAGATGTCTTAGCAGTAGCGCGAAGCCTTGCTGGCTTTTCTGCTAGCGAAGCCGATGACTTAAGAAAAGTAATCGGTAAGAAGCAGATGGACAAGATAGCAAAAATAAGAAAAAGTTTTGTTACAGGCTGCATTGAGAACTCAGGTTTGACAAAGTCAATTGCAGATAAAATATTTTCTGACATTGAGTTCTTCGGTGGATACGGTTTCAACAGAGCTCACGCAGCAAGTTACGCAATGATATCTTATGTGACCGCATACTTAAAAACTCATTACACTGCTGAGTACATGGCAGCTTTAATAACTTCAGTGGCTGGCAATAAAGAAAAACTATTCTTGTATCTAAACGATTGTAGGAAGTTGAATATAAATGTTCTTCCTCCATCGATCAACAAATCTGGCATAGACTTTGAAGTTGAAGATGATAATAACATCTTGTTTGGTTTGGGTTCAGTAAGCGGCATCGGTGCTTCGATAGCAGAGTCCATAATACTAAAAAGAGATACCGAAAAACCATACTCTAGTATGTATGACTTTTTTAGAAGATGTGATCCAACCGTGCTAAAAAAATCTACTTTAGAGCACCTGTCTTACGCTGGGGCACTAGACGAATTGATACCAGAAATGGAAGATGAAGACTTAAATAGATCAGTTGAACTTTCTATTTTAGAAAAAGAAAAAGAAGAGCTAGGTATCTACGTTACAAAGCACCCCCTAGAGGGGACTTGGGACAAGATGAAACCAAACATTGATGTTGAGCTTATCCAGATACCAGAGTGTGCGACTAATAGCTACCTTAAGGTCGGAGGAATCATCACTGCATCTAAAAAAATAATAACCAAAAAAGGTGCAAGAATGTTTAAGTTTAACATTGAGGATCCAACTGGTGAGTTAGAAATAATAGTCTTTCCTAAGGACGCTAAAAACTATTCAGATGATTTTTTTAAAGCAGGTGAAATAGTTTACATATCTGGAACTCTGAATAGAGAAACCGATGATGAGAATTCAAGCTATAGAGTTTTCCTTTCTAACATAGAAAAGATAGACCATGCTACATTGTTTAGCGGTAAGGCTATCTATTTGGAAATAGATACTTTAAACTCAGAAAAGATACAACAGATTTGTGATATAATAAATGCGCACAATGGTAATAAACAGGTTTATCTTAAGGTAAACAATAATTTAGGGACTTTTGTTTATCGTTTTAACAAAACAACAAACAGAAAAGCAGAAGCCTTACTTGACACAATCATACTATAAATAGGAGAGTTATGGCAGCGATAGGCAGTTTTCAAAATCCAACAGAAAAAGATTGTTGGAAGTATTGTCATTCTTGTGGCAGATGCGAGAACAAAGAACGTTACACAAAGTGTAACGGATGCAGTGGAAGATATGATCCGCAAGGGATGATAGAGCCATGTCAGGATGACTATTGTGATTGCAGAAACGGGATACTAAGATGGAAAACCCAGCAGGGTCGAATAGTCATAACTAGATTTAAATCAAACCCGTATGCAGGCACCGTGAAGATAGAGAAGAAATCAGAAGACGAAAGAGATTGGGACTCTTACGTTAATGACATGAGAAATAAAATGGGCGATCCAAACTGGAACCCTATAACAATAGTTGGAGACTAATTTATGTTAAGAGCAGAAGTAGGCAGAATGCACATGGGCAACGTTGTCCTTGTAGAGTACGAATCAATAGACGAAGAAAAGCCTTTGTTTTTTATTCAATCTGGTGCAGCAGGTTTTAACGCAACAAAAGAAGAACTCGAGCACTTATACGGAGTGCTTAACTATTGGTTTAATATGGAGTCTATAATGAATTGTGTTATCCAAACTAACTCTGTAGATGAAGAAGAGGAACAATAGATGAAGAAAGAAAACTATGACGAAATGGAGCTGGGCGATACTGGCTGGGTCCCAATGCC